GTTCCTGCGTTAGCAGATCCTGCTTCCATGTCTTCAATGTATCCATCAACTGTTGAATCCTCAACTGTTAAGAATAGTGGTGATGCTCCTACAAGAATATTGCGGGCATTACCTGTATTTTGAATTGCCATATTTATTTCCACCTCCTGTGGTTTCTAAAAATTTTGTTTGCTGGCTAGGCTCTTTCCTCTAGTCCAATTTTAGGCCATAATAGGCTATAAGGCAAATTATAAAAATCGCCCTACTGGGTCTACCATTCGTGAATATTTTACTTCCAAAATGACGTCTGTAGACAAAAATCCCTGTAGTTCTTGAGAAGGCTCTGTTGGAGATATGTCTGCTATGAATATACTATAAAATTTAAATTTATCAGATAGTCCAGAATACCTATTTACGTCTCTAGCAGAATCATCCATTCTTCTAAACTCGTCCATCATAAAGTTTCTAATCTCATTAATTTCTGAAAAGTCTGTTGAGTATATAGTAAATAAAATCTGCTCGCAGCATACCATCCAGTTATCCTCGTAAGAAGTTCCTATCTTGTCATAAACTATATGTTTCTTTCCGCTCAAAAACTGGTTCATTTCTGGTGCCTGCTGTACTGGAATTATTGGAACAATTGTTTCTGCTAAATTATCACTATAGTATTCCTCGTTATCAAATATTCCAGCAGATAAAAGTTTACTCCACAGGAATTTTCTTAGCTCAAACATGGCATCTAGTTTATAGTCTGGTGTCATATCATTGCACCTCCGAAGGATTGGGCAACTGCTGAGTCCGCCATAGATCTAATTGTATTTGCTGAAAATGAATATTGAACTTTTTTAATTGGTGCTGGAAGTCGCATTGCTTTTGTCAATGATGAATTAAATAGTCTTTGGAATCCTGAAGCCTTAATAGATTGATTAACCAATTGGCTCCTAAAGAATATGCTATATTTTAAAGTAAACTGATTTTTTACACCGCTTCCTCCAGGCCTTTTAACGACCACTGAGGCCCCTTTGGGCATAAAGATAGTCTGACCATTAGAATCGAATACAAGCCTCTCAGAATGGCGTGGAGCAATTATTAGAGGCATTCCAGCCTCCATCACAGATGCTTTATTTGTAAATACGTGTCTTCTTCTTCCTTGTGGGCCTGGGACAAACGATTTAGATAATTTATACTCATAAGATATTTTAAATGAAACTCCTTCTCCATCCATCATTCTTAAATTAAATAGTCTTGCCTTTTCGTTTCCAGCCTTTTTCCACTCATACATATGATGAAGGGATTTAGGCTTTACTCTAGCCTGTGCGTCTACATAATTTCCAAAGTCTTTTAAAATTTGTGCAAATATAACGGACTTAAATTTATCTTTAAACTGCTTGCTTTCTGTTAACTTAGCAATGACGTTAGCCTGATAGTATATTGCTGCAGATATTTGCGCTACATTGCTATCTTTAATTGAGGCATCTTTTGAGCTTCCAACCATTAATCTTTCTAGGCTGCTTGCTGCCTGTACGAGTAATCTACTAGAGTCCAATTTGTTGATTCTCCGATCTCTTCATGGATGAGTTATATCCAATCACTCTTCCAAATGGATCTGTTATTGGCGTAGTTCCTATTACTTCAAAAACTGTTGGGGTTTCTGTTGGGAAGTTAATCTCTGCCCATATAACATTACCTTCGTTATCCCTAACGTTAGTAATTTTTTCTCTAAGAATAAGTCTTTCAGATGTTCTAATTTGAATTATTTGATCGTTTAAATACCTGTTGTCAAAAACCTGTTTGTCGCTTGATCTAGTAGTGGCTGAATTGCTGACTACTCCTTTGGCGTGGCAGTCTAAAGTTTTATAATAATTCCACTCTTTTATAATTGCCCCAGTATCTGGATTTTGTGCATCAGACTGTCTATACACATCCATTTTCATAGACAGGACGGAGTCTATAAGGTCGTTCATTATATTACCTGAACCTTGCTCACCATCACATAGTCTGATAAAAGTCTGTCTGCATAAGCATTGCCAGTCCCAGCATATGCCTCTGATGTATATTCAAAATCCCAGTCAAACGTTGATATATTCTTTATATATTTATTTCTCCATGTTTTATCTTTAGAAAAATAATCTTTCATTAGTTCGATGCATGCCAATTCTACTTCGTCTGGAACTTCATTCCAACCAAATCTTCCTTGAACTTTATAGCTAACATTATCCTGAAAAATTCCATTTGAATCATGAATTGATGGGGGAACCATTCCATTTGCAGTATATACCGTATTATCTAAAGAGTTTGCACGATTAACTCTTATTCCGTATCCAGTAGTAGATATTTCAACAGTATAATTCCAATTATTAATTTCATTAATGTTGTCTAACAATAATATATCATTTGCATAAAGCTCATGAAGATCTGTTATTTTTTCTGGTAACGGAAGGGTATCTGAACCATATCCGTTTGTAACATAAACGTTATCGTAGGTTGAAAATTTTTGTCCAGTATAAGCTTCAATTTCTTTTCTGGCATACCTTTCAGCTTCTAGTAACTGATCATATGTTTTATAGTTTGGGTCAGATGGATCTGTTCCAACTCCAAGAACGTCCATGGACTGTGCAATATCTGTATATGGGGTTACAACTTCTAGTTTATGGTCTTTAAATACTGTTACTCCATCTACACTATATATCCAGGACAACCTTAACTCTCGATGTCTATTTGTATACTCAAATGGAATATACACTACATAAGTTCCTGTGTCGTTTTCTAGTTTAACAGAGTTTAATGTTTCTAATATTGTGATTGGGTTAATTGCTGGATTTACTGCTGGGTCTTCAGTTATGTCAAATAGCTTTACTACTGGGTTGCTATCTGCGTCTCTAATTTCCCCTTGCCAAAAAATTTTATGTTTTACTGGCGAATTGGTACCTAACAATATTTCCATTTTTTAAAGTTTAATTTAGCTATAGAATTCTTGAACTTCCTTTGGGTTAGCTAATCTAAAACCTTCCTCCTTGTCAAAAATTTCTTGTGCTTTTTCTTTATCCATTGCAACAAATGGGTGATCCTTGGTAAAGGTGAATCCCATAATATCATATCTAAAGTTAGCTCTTGTCATTCTAACTAAAACAGTATTTTCTGGCTGCTCCGCTTTTGGATCAAATTTAGGTAGAACTTCATAAGAAATATCTTCCTTGGCATCCTCTACATCTTTAATTGTTTTTTGATATACCGCCCAAGTAACGCCTTCGTCTGCTAGGGATGCAACAATATCGTTTTTACTCTTTAACTCTTCTGTATCTACGCCGAAATCTTCAGCGATCTTTCTAAGTTCAGATATCTTTAATGTCTCAAATGACACAGTAATCTCCTTAATCTAGGTTATTTAATTATAGCATTACTAAATTAAAATGAAAAGCCCCCAAAATTAATTGGGGGCCTTTCTTGCGGATTTAATCCTATTATGAAGCTACTTTTACGTTCTTAACAACGACCCAAGCATCTGCTTGCTCGATTTGAACGCCAACACGAGTATACATTGTGTACTCGATAGAGTCCTTACGTGGCCAGAAGAAGCGGTAAACAGTTACGTCACGCTTGATACCAATAACTACGTTATTTGGGAATGTCAAGTGGATGTCTCCGTGGTTGCCAGACTCTCCTGTGTAATCTCCATCTTGTGCCTCTGGAAGAAGTGGAACTTCAACAATCGGAATACCGAATGCGAATGGTGCCACATATCCTGCAGGTCCACCTAGTGGTTGTACCTCTTGTCCACGGATAATGCTTGAAGCAATATCTTGTGGGATTGTATTGTTTGTTCCAATGCTGTTAGCATATAGGAAATCTTGAATCAAGTTTGATCCTGCTAGGAAGCGAAGATCTGCACGGCGTTGCTTGTACTTACGTGGAAGAGCCTTAAGAGCGCTGTTAAATACAGCACGACTTACTGCAGCTCCACCTGCGTCAACAACGTGACCGCTGGCCTTTGCCTTCTTAACAATACCGTCAAATGACTTGTATAGTGCATCTGAAGTTAAAGATGCATTTCCGTTAAGGACTACATCTTCAATATCATTACCTGCTTGTGTTGCCATCAAGCGGGCGATGTGATCTTCTAGATCAGCACCTTCAATGTTGTCTTCTAGAGACTCTGTTGAAAGCTCCCAATCCAAGCGAAGTTTCTTTGTTGTCAAAGAGATCTTTGAAAAAGTAACAGCACTATTTGATGCTGTGTCGTCTCCTTCAGTTGCAAGCTTCATAAGCTTCTCTCCAACTGACATACGATCAATTTCTGTAGTATCTGCTCTCATGCGGACTGTACGGGCGACTTTACCAATTACGGTTGCGTCGAACATATAGTCTAAAAAGCGAGCTGATTGTTCTGCGTTTAATAGACCACCGTTTCCGTTTTCGGATGCACGGTGCACTCCTGTTCCACCTGTAGTGGATGCAAAAGTACCTGTAGCAGTTGTACCTGCTGCAATTGTCTTTTCTAATAATTCATTGCTCATTGTTTGTTTCACCTACCCTTTTTAGTTAAATAATTCGTTCACGGAACCGAGGAAAGAACCGTTCCATTTAGATTTTTTGATTGTTACTTCCTGTGACCCGCCAAGGTCAGAGGACTTCTTAATTGCAGTTTCTGATTCTACTGCATCGACACGCTTTTCTACGCCATCAATTGTGCCCTTGATATCTTCAACAGCCTTACTTAATACGGCATGTTGTTCTGCCAATTCTGAAATTCTGCTATCGACGCTCTTGCTGAAAGTTTCTACTGTTTCTTTAATAGTTGAAACCTGTGCTGCATTTGCCTCAGAAGCTTTATTTAGAGTCTCTGAGAAAAAGCCCTTTAAATCACCAAGCATCTTTGCAAAATCAGGTTCATCAACCTCAACTTCTGATACGTCGGCTGCTTTTTCTAGAGTTTCGGCAGAAGCGTCTGCAACTGCATCTTCTGCAGCTACTTCAACAGCTGGTGCTTCCTCAGCAACAACTGGTGTTTCTACTGGAGCAGTTTCTTCAACTACTACTGTTTCTGTGTTTTCTGACACTTCACTACCTCCTTCTACGTTTGCCTGTTTTGCAATTGTTTGTCTTTCAGGCAACGGTAATCTTGACTTCAAAAATGAATCAAGAATCTTATCTATCTCCTTTGATTTATTAACATCATTAGACTCTACCCACCCAATTAGTGCTGCTGGCTTACCAGTAACAGGGGAATCATAAGATGCATCTTGTGAGATGAATACTGACTTGCTTTCTTCGCAATAAAAAATATTTTCTGTAGAAACTTCTGCCGCAATACCTTTAAAAATTAAGGAACCGTTTGATTTCTGAATTGATAAAATATTGCATAATTCATTTGCTGGTGAATCTACAATTGAAAGCTCAAGCAGGTCGTAGCCTTTAATAAATCTTACAGTCTTACCTGTTGACTTATTTACTTCATTGTCTGACTCTGTAATCTTTCCGCCAATTGAAAACCCTTGTAGAGTTCCGTCTAAAACTTTTTCCCATGTATCTTGTGCGCCTTTAGAAACGTATGCATCTACATATACTCCGCTATAGAATTCTTTTGTTTCTGGATCATAAAATGTTTCTGGTCTAAATGAAAGCATTTTCCCTACAGCATTTGATCCATGCATTTCACGGATATTGCCACGGAAATTTTCAAAAGCTTTCAGGCTTGCTTCTGCAGTTACTAGATCATTTGTTTGATCTATATTGTCTAAGGTTGCGAATCCAGAAACAGTTCTTTTTTCACGGTTGACTTTAGTAAATGGGACAGATAAGCTGATGTTATCGCCATGAGAAGACCATAAAGATTTTTCAATATTCATATGCTTAATTTTATCTTTTAAAATGTAAAAAGGCAAATAACTAGTTGCCTAATAATTAAGCTGTGACCCTACCCTCACCTTTTGGGTTTCTGGCCTCCCCTGAAATATCAGGTGAGTTAGAATCTCTTTCTTGGGTTCTGGTTCTACTATTCATTGCCTGGGCTGTTTGTTCTGCTGCCTGCTGAGGTTTTAATTGAATTACTTCATCTCCACCGTCAATTGGAACCATTCCCTTTCTAATTCTTACCTCATTTGGGGTAATAACCTGCATTCGTAAATATCTCTCATCAATTTTAGACTGAGTGTCTTCGTCTGTAAGGGTTAGTTCATTAAAGTGTAAAATTAATACATCTGTTTTTTCAGCAATTATTCTATTTAATTTCTTTTCTAGAATATCCTGTGCTGGACGACAGACCTGCTCTTTAAACATTTTATCGGCATCTCTTGCTGAGGCAAGGCTGACTCCCTCTGGGACTCCAATTTTATTAATTGGAACACGATGAGACAAAAGAATTTCGTCACGGTTAGCTTTTCTATAATTGTTAAATGATGAATCCTGAATATTAGCCTCTACTGGCTCCATCTTAAATTCTACCTTTGAGTCAGATGAATCTGCTGGAAGTGGAACATAAAGGGATCTATGATTCTTCCCTTTAAGACCTACCTGGAAAAATTCAAGAAGCTTTCTTTCTGACTCTGTTGAAAGCTTTGCTCCTTTTACTGTAATAATATAACGTGGTACCGCCTTGTTTTCAAAGTAGTCTAGGTTATATTTACCAGCAAATTCGTTACCAGCCATTGCATTTTGTGATGCAACAATATCTGGAATACCGTAGTAATTATTCATTGGAGTATATTTCTTTAAATGAATAATTTCGTTTGGTCTATCTTCTTGACCAGCAATTGGATTCTCTGTTTCCATATCGCCGAAGTTTCTAAAGAATACAGCCTTTCCATAAAGTAGTTGTATAAATCCGTCACGAAGTCTACGAACACGCATAGTCTTTGCTGGAATATGTCCAATATATCCTATGTTTCCGCTAGTTGTTCTACCTATTTCAATAAAGCCATTTCCTGTTGCTTCTAGGTCTGTATAAACTTTTACTAGGGTTTCAACAAATGTCTCTTCTTCGTTTACCTCTTCTAGCCAAATTTCTAGCTGCTGTCTAATTCTATCCATCTTTCGTCTAGCACGATTTAATTGTGTAGAATCTTCAATGTTGTCTAGTGCTTCCATTGCTTTTTTGCTTTCTACAAATGAGTATCCTAGTCCAACAATATTTGCTACCTTAGCATTAATTGCTGCATAGTTGTATGGAGAAATTTCATATATCTTTGAAAGATACTCTAGGTTATATACTGGTTGAACAAGGTCAAACATTGCATAGCCAGTTACTGCTTGCTGTAATAAGTTTTGCTGTGTTCCAGTTCCGTCAATTCCAGTAAAGCTTTTCTGTAGATCTCTAGACATCTTTCTACGAAATGCTGGACTAAGTCCAATTACCTTTTTTAAATCTTCGCCTTCTATTTTAAATGGATCAGTTTCAATTACTACTGGTTGGCTAAAGCTAAATAAGTCGGATGAGTTTGATATTGATACCTCATTGCTAAATGTATCGCTGTCTTCTACATATTCCATTATTTTGCTCCTCCGTTTTTCAAGGCTTTCATTTCGTCTTTATAGTTTCCAACATCCATAGGATCTGGAACTAGCCCCCACTTTAATCTTTGTTGTTGATATTGGTGTTCTTCGTCGTCGATCTTCCTGCGTCCAGAAAGAAATAAAGGCCTGCCTTCAAGAATACCGAATGACCTAACTTCATCAGCCAGTGCATTAACTCTTGACTTGTTTCCTTTTGTTGATGTGATTGAGAGGAAGTTTCCTTCGTCATCGCCTATCCACCTTCCGTCAGGCATTTCCCAAACATATATGCCTAATCTAGTTTCTTCTTCTAATACCTGAGTATTGATCTTATTAATATCCATAGATCACAATTTTACCATTCTTTTGGGTCAAAGTCCAGATTTTGTCAGCCGTTATGACAAAATTATATATTTTGTACTACTGTCCAGTCGTAATTATAGTAGTTAAAAGAGTTTTCTGTCATGCTCATTAACGAATTAGATAAGGATACGGTTGCATTTCCTAGGTATAGATTAAAATGTTCTACTACCTGATTAAGCGTTAGGGCATAATCATATATGGCTATATTCTGGTAAAGTGCCGAAATTGCGCCAGCGGTAGAGTAGTTTATATCAATCTGCCCAGATATGGCATTAGTAAATGTGATTACCACATAATAAAGCTGGTCCTTGGCAAATATATTGTGGATATCTGTCTCTGTGCTTTTATCTATTCCATTGACGTATATCTTATCTATATTGGTTTTGGATATTACTGAAGATGACCAAGAGAAATTGGATGCTGAATAACCAGATCCAGAAATTGATTTTACTAGCCCGCCGTTATTTATTGTAGATGGAGTATAGAAGAACTCTAATGATTTAGTTAGAGTATTAGTATTTATTGAAAAGGCTGATCCTGTTTCTAGGGCTATTCCATTTCTCGCATCTCGTGATAATATCTCATATCTATTGTTGCTTAGCCCCATATCTCCTTGAAGAGGTGATATATAAGATGCTGAGTTATTTGCATAGAATACTTGATCTTTATAAAAGCTCATTGATAGGCTATATAGTTTAGGAAGATATAGGCTATCGTCTGAAGTTGTCATTGTAATTCTTATATGTAGATCTCTAGAGGTATCAAATGAGGCTAGGGAGTATTGTGGTATTGCTTGACCATTTATACAAGACTCATAGGTTATTCCGTCCACACTTGTCTCAACTTCGATACCGTTATTTCCGTCCCATTCTATCCTAGAGTCATCCATTTCTGCCCCGCTTGGAATAGTTATAAAGTCATTAAGGATAACTGTTTTTGCAACACCAGATCCTAAAGCAATTCTTATTGCATTATTTATGTTGTCGTAATATAAATCGTCTGTTAAAAAGTCTTCCCACTGCCTATTAGCTGGATAAGAATATGAGTATTTTGTAGATAAAGCATTGTCGTATAAATTAAACAACTCTCCACCATCTGGATAAACTACTTGATTTGAATCAATAGTTTTGCCGCTATCGTAATGATTTTTAATTGATTGAGAGCTTAATGAATATCTATAAATTGCAACTGCATTAATTAACATATAGTCATTAGAGTTATTGACTGGTCCAGAAGAAAGGTTTAGGTTGTTATTGTTAAATGCAAAATTACTTAGATCCTTTTGGACTTCCATCTTTCCATCAATGTATAGGTATGCATTTGTAGGAGTGTATGTTGCGACTATATGCAATGCTTTATCTGTATACGGAATTGTCCATGTAATTTCTTGAGAGTTTAATTTAAATACAATATTTCCATTGCTATAGAATAACCCCACATCTGATGATGAGTCTCCAATTAACGGTATATCTAAAGTAGATGATATGTCGACATAGGCCCAGCATTCTAAAGTAAAGTCATTATCGGAAGCATTTGATGTTCCAAAACCTACAGATGCTTGTGGTTGTGAGTGATCATTTAGAGTTGGATAGAATATGGATGACGACCCTTTAATTTTTCTTGATTGTGAAAATCCTGATAAAAGTGGGATATTGTCTTCGTATACAATTCCTATGTATACCCCATTATTATTTGAACCAGAAACATCTGGTGTAGTAGACCCACTAGACTCTGCATATGTTTCAAACCCATTTAAAAATTCTGTATAGGTGCTGTAATCGTCTAATAAATCCTGGTATGTTAATATTCCACTACTAGAAATGGATTCTAGTGGCCAGAAGGCTAGTGGTGAATTAGAAATAACACTTAGTTTATATGACATGCTACGACAATAGCTTTGCTATTTGCGCTTCCTTTTCTGCAATTTCTTTTTCAATCTGATCTATTCTGACATCATCTATCTCTGATTTTATTTTTTCAGACTCTAAATCTACCTCTAACGCATACATACCATACTCTAAATTTCTAATGGCGTTTTGCCTAATTGCGGTTTTTTCATCTTCTGTTAATATTGTATAGTTTGGCATA